CTTCTCCAGACCCACCACCTGAACCGCCTGAATTACCAACACCACCCGGAACTACTGAGTTACCACGATGCCCCGCTTGGAATCTGGAAAGACTAGAAGCAAGCTTAGATTCAGGAATGACGTATTCACCTTCACCACCTTCTCCGATCAGCGCATTGGTGGGACGGTCTACGTATCCTCCACTTGCATAACCCATACTTGGAGCATTAACAGCAGTACTCCAAGAAGTACTTCCAACATTCGTGGGTAACGCTGTTGTTCCTGATAGAGAATTACCAAAACCACCTGCTATTGCATTGCCTAATAATTTAAATAACGCATTGCTAGCCGCTGCCGCTGCCATGTCTGCCGCGTTCTGAATCATTGCGTCAGCTATACGGTTGAGCATTGAAGCAACAGCATCACCAATACTCTTCGTTCCTCTGACTACTTCTCTAATTGCGTTTGAGAATGAATCTTCAAAGGCTTCAGTTATTGTCTTTAACTGGTTTATTGGATTCTGTAAATCTTTCAACGCATTAGCACGATCCTTAAGTGCTTCTTTTAAATCCTGTTCGAGATTGACGCGACCCTCTAACTCTTTTCTTAGCTTTTCGTTACCTCTAATCTCTTTCTCAATCATTTCAATATTCTCGTCTCCGTATTGAATCCTTGCTTCCGCAATACGTCTATTTAGATCAGCCTCTTCCTCACCAAAGTTAAATCTGTCTTCTAAAAACTTCTTCTCAATCTTTAACTGATCGACAAATTTCTTAGCGTTGGCTAATCGCTGTATTGTTCCTGGATCATCGCCACCTCCTGTTTTCTTGCCTTTGGTTCCCGTGATGGTGGGATTTAATATATCTTCAAATTTTTTCATCTTTTCTTGCGTTATGACTAACGCTCTGATCGCAGATAAATCTTGAGAGGTTATTCCGAGCCTTCTTTTACCTCTACTTTGTTGATGCTTTCTTAAAAACTCAAGCCCGTCATCTCTCATAGAAGCTTCTTTTAATCTGTCTTTATCAATCCAACTCTTACTAAACACTTTATTTGCAGCCTGTTTCTGCTCTATTTCCGTAGCACCCAAACTGGCTAATTTTATGGCCGCCCCCTCTCTGGTTACTCCCATGAGTTCGGCAATCTTTTTAATTGCGGGAGTTAAAGCCTCAATTATTGTTGTGGCTAAATTCTGAAAACCTGCTCCAATGTCGGTAAAGATTGGGCCTAGTGCTAACTGAAGTTCTGACATTGAATACTTCAATCTTTCACCCGCATTCATTGAACTTTTAATTATATTTGCGGCTGATTGTCCATACTTTTTCTCTAAATGTTCGCCTAAGTTGACTATATTTTGTACCGTTACTTTTCCTTGCTCAAATAACTTATCTAGCTCCTTAGTTGTTACGCCCATAGACGCGGCTAATTCAGGAATTACCACGCTCAGTCTTTCACCGATTTGCCCTCTTAATTCTTCGGCAGCAGCCTTGCCCTTTCCCATAACCTGTCCAAGTGCAAGCATAACTCCGTTAAAATTTCGGGTATCTCCTTCCGTCGCAACCAAAGCAGCACTAAAGCCTTTCATCATATTTTTTACATCATCTACCTCGAAGCCACTAGCTGATGCTGCCGCTTGTAATCGTGTGAAACTTTTTGTTACTTGGGCTTGAGGAATTAAGAGACTATTTGATATTTCATCTATGGATTTTAACGCTTCATTATATTCTAAATTACTGGAGACTACAGCCGTTAGAGCTAACTCCATTTTCTTCATTTCCGCTGCTGCAATAGTCGATTGTCTAATGAAATTACCCAAAGCAACCGTTCCTTGAATAGCCGCAGCTACAGCCATACCAATCGCACCACCAGCCATACCGCCACCACCGGCTGCACCCGCAAATCCACCAACAGCCAAAGGTGAAACACCGGGAAGCATTGCTCCCGCTGCCAATGCCCCTCTTCCGGCGGCTGCACCTACTCCCTTGTTCTTTGCTAGAGAGCCAAAACTTGCTCCCATCTGGGTTAGCAAACCTCCTTTGGGAGCAGGGTTAGCTAACTCTTTTCTTAGACTTAAGACATTATTAAAGGCATCCTTTGTTGCTTTTTTAGCCGCTTCAAATTGTTTGGTAAGTGTCTCTGCGGGTTGTCTACCTGCTACTAACTCTCCATTAATTTTCTTTTGATGCTTTAACTGTTGTGAAAAAGCGTTAAAGCCTTTGACCTTTTCTTGATTAATTTGTTTATGGAGGTCAATTTCTCTATCCGACATCAAGGCACGTTGTATTGTCTGATCTTGTTCTTTTTGTGTTGCCTTTAAAATCTGTTTACGGAAATTTAGCTCATCTTCTTGACCTTTTAAATTTGATTGAGCTACCTCATTTATTTTCTTTTGATGTGTTGCTTGGTCAACAAGCTCTTTATTTGTATTAGTTATTTTGTCGTTTATCTTGCTATTCGTTCTTAGATAAGCCGTAGCAAATTTTAAGAAGTTATCACCTGCTGTCTTTGGCAATAAACCTTGTGAGAACTTTGCCCAAGGTTGATCTCTTATAACTTTGTCTAGGTCTTTTAGTTGTTTTTTAGACTTTGCTTGATGCTTATTTACGTTCTCTATTGCTTGTGCATATTTATCCTGAGATCTCTTTGCCGTCTCACCAAAATTTTCGACAATACTTTGTTGCTGCTTTATATCTTGACCTAGCTGCTTAATGTGAGCGCTCATAGCACCCTGTCCAATATCAAGTAAGTCTCTAGTTTTTACGTTCTGTCTTTGACCTCTTCTACCCCCTCCAAAAACACCGGCAGCGAGTGGTATAGCTGCCCCCGTACCTGCACTACTATCTCCACCACCTCCAGACGTTCGCGCATCTACTCTTACCGTTCTGTTTAATCCACGGATACGGGCTTCAAGTGCGCTGATTGCTGACATTGCAGCGCGGGTATCAACTTTTATTGCATTACGACGACCAAGACCTTTAAGTGTTTTTTCTAGACTTACCGCTGCGATATTGATTTGCTTAAAGCGATTCTCTAACTTTTTTAAGTCACCTTTATTCTTTACATTGATCTGAATATCGGCTGCGTAAATTGCCAACGGTCTAACTCAACTAGGTTGTTTTAACACTTTAGCGTCGTCTAGCCTTTTTCATAGCTTCCTCTTGCTCTTGATTGATGATTGAAAAATATGCAGACCAAGCTAATAACTCTTGAAGAGTGATGTTTTGATAAAGCTGTTGGACTGTCATGCCTAATTCCTTCGCGACTCCGAAGGAAAGCATCATAAAATTATCCTTCCGGAGTTGCTTTTCTAGTTCTTTTCATGTCGGTTGGGGCCTCCTCTTCGTCAGTGTCGCTAATCACTGCAAGCATGAGGGCTTGGACATCCTGTTCTTTGCATAAATGCTTTAACTCAGCGATATGACTGATGTTGAAGCACTTCTCGCCACTCTTATCTTGTGCTTTGTTGACTAGGAGTTGGAGAGCAAGAGTATTTGTGTCTTCGGGATTCTTTGCTTGGGATTGAGCTTTCTCACGCTCAGCCATTGTTAATGGTGTGCAATAAAACTCAATTGTTTTGCCGTTAGTTAAGACAACAGTTCTTTTTGACGCTTTTAGATTGGCTGCTTTCTTTAGATCGTCGATCAGACTCATAGTTACTTAATTAAGTTACCTAATTATAAGCATAAAAAAGCCTCCCGCAGACAATAGGAGGCTTGTGAACATTCCTAACTTAGTTTAGTTACCAAGTAGATGAGTTGGTTGACCAGAAAGACTAAAGGTTAATGAACCGATAATTACGTCTTCGGGTGTGACATTCAAGCTAAATCCCATGATTGAGATAGGGGCTTGGATGTAAAGGCTGTCAGTGAGGCTTGGGTCAGCAGTTGTACCAACAGTGTTGATAAACAAACGTACTTCTGCGCCGTCCTGATTCCTTCTCATGCTGTTACCGAGTAAACGGTTAGCAAGATTGGTTTGGTCATCAGTGAACTGAACTTCCATTGAACCTGACCCAGAGGCAAAACCGGCTTGCATTGTTCTAAATGAAGCTAGTGAACCTGTGGTGTTAACAGCACAAGGTAGAACTGTGGTATCAATCTCTTCTCTTGATAAATCAATGGAGAAGGATTTCACCTGACAAATTGCAGCAAATTCCGCGTAGTCAATCTTGATGTGATTGACACTGGTGTTTCCTGTGTCTGCTGAACCTGTACCGCCGTCACCGGCGAGGGTAATAGCAGTGCCACCGGCTGATGCTGATACGTCAATTGTGGTTGCTGTTTTTGCAACAACGTAGTAAGTCGTACCTGCGGTGAGGTTGGCATCAATATGTCCAGTGCCTTGGGCAGTGAACTTAACTGGGTCGTTTACACGAAAGTCGTGATCAGATGGAACCGTGATTGAGGTTCCGGCGGGGAAGTCGGAGTAGTCCTTTAGGCAAAATTCTGTAGACGCTGGCTGAAACCAAACGCTGCCATCAGTGCCAGTCAGAACTTGACTTGAGCAAGAAACTGGTATGGGTCTAGCTCTTTATAGAAAGAGTCGAAACAACAGCGGGGGCGTTTGTACGCGGGGGCTCGTACTTAATTAGAGTCTAACTTAAATGAGTTGCTTTGAAAGGACAGCTAATGCTTGCCATGTAATGAGGCTTATCTGATAACGCGGCAAAATTAGGGCCATTTATTTCTCCAACTCTGCCATAACTGCCAGTTGAAGGATGAGGGCTACAAGTATTTAGATTATTGAGCGCAGTCATGACAGACGTAATCATCTCTTGCGCTCTTGCGGGTCCGATGTTTTTAGGTGTGAAGCATTCAACAATGACTACTCCGCGAAGGTTCTCCAGACTCGCACCCAAATTTATTTCAGTTGTA